CATGGAGGAGTTTATTCATTTGTTGTATGGTTAAGAATTCCATATGAACATGCAGAACAAAATAATCTTCCTTTTCTACAAGGTGTTAAAGAACAGGATAGAAAAGCAGGAATGTTTGAATTTCAATATTATGATATCTTTGGCAGAACCACTCATCACGGATATAGATTAGGAAAAGATGTTGAGGGAGTAATGTTGTTTTTCCCTGCGATGTTTAAACATACTGTATATCCATTTTACAATACTGACGAAACTCGTGTATCTGTTTCAGGTAATTTGTGGTTGAGACCTCATGTATAAACACGTGGATAAAAAAGTTATAATTACTGATTGTCTTAGTAACGATCTTCGAGAAAAATTATTGATTGATTGTAAACCTTTTCTTCGCAACTTAGGAGAGGATTATCCTTCATACCAATCTGATAATGATATTAAAGATTATCCTCAGTTTCAATTAGTACATCAAATATTTCATTCTTTAGCTTGTAAATATCTAAAGGAAAAATTATTATTAGGACGTTCTTGGTTTCTTATGATTGAAGGTAAAGAGGAACAATCGATTATGCATAATCATCCTTATGATTATGTAGGAGTATACTATATGAATTCACATCCCTCTTTTCCTAATGGAACTGAATTTGAAGAGGAGGGATTTGTAGAAGTTCCTGAAAATAGTATGGTATTATTTCCTGGACATCTAGTTCATAGACCTCCAGTTTTTAATCAAAAATTTGAAAGGTATACTATGTCATTAGATTGGAATTTAAGTACTTGACAATACTTAATAAATACCCATAGATGCATGGGTTAAGTGATTGACACGACAGCCAATGTTATAATATCTAAGGCTAACGAAGTATTTTTAAAAATTAATTCAGAACCTCATATTGAATATGAGTTGAGAGACTACTTTACCTTTGAGGTAGAGGGTGCAAAGTTCATGCCTCAATATCGTAATAGGAATTGGAATGGAGAGATCCACTTATTTGATTTGAGGTCAAAGAAGATATACGTAGGATTATTAGATAAGATTATTGCTTTTTGTGATAGACACGATTACACATATAAGTTTGAAGATAATGATTATTATGGTGCTCCCTTTGAGATAAATGAGGGAATATCATATGGTGGTGTAAAAGATTATATGAAATCTATTTGCAGTCATCCACCAAGAAAATATCAAGTAGAGGGAGTATACGATGCCTTAAGACATAATAGAAAGCTATTGATATCACCCACTGCTTCAGGCAAATCGTTGATGATTTATTCTCTTGTAAGATATTACGTTGAGAAAGGGCAAAAAATCCTTTTAGTTGTTCCAACGACATCTCTCGTAGAACAGATGTATAAGGACTTTGTTGATTATGGTTGGGATGCTGATTCATATTGTCACAAGATATATGCGGGTAAAGAAAAAACAAATGAGTTTCCCGTAACGATCACTACATGGCAATCTGTCTATAAACTAGAACGGTCATTCTTTGAAGATTATAATGTAGTCATTGGTGATGAAGCACACCTATTCAAGTCGAAGTCTTTAATATCTATAATGACAAAATTACATCATGCTAAGTATAGGTTTGGATTCACTGGCACACTTGACGGCACACAGACTCATAAATGGGTATTAGAAGGATTGTTTGGACCATCATATAAGGTTACTAAAACAGATGAACTAATGAGACAAGGACATCTCTCTCAATTAGATATACAATGTATTGTTCTTAAACATGCAGAGAAAAAATTTGAAACCTATCAGGATGAAATAGAATATCTAATTACTCATGAACAAAGAAATAACTTTATAAAAAATCTTTCATTAGATTTGAAAGGTAATACACTGGTTTTATTCTCCAGAGTTGAAGCACACGGACAGGTGCTTTACGATTTAATAAATAATAATAAGAAAGGTGAAAGAAAAGTATTCTTCATTCATGGTGGTGTGGACACTAGTGAAAGAGAATTAGTAAGAGAAATTACAGAGGAGGAATCAAATGCGATCATCATTGCGAGTTATGGTACTTTTAGTACTGGGATTAATATTAAGCGGCTGCACAACATCATCTTCGCCAGTCCCTCAAAATCTAGAATCCGAAATCTCCAGTCCATTGGAAGGGTTCTCAGAAAAGGTAAAGATAAAGTAAAAGCAACCCTGTACGATATCTCTGATGACTGCACCTATAAGTCAAAGAGAAATTATACCCTTAATCATCTTATTGAGAGAATCAAAATCTACAATGAAGAAAATTTCAACTATGAAATAATAACTATCCAACTAAAAAAATGATAGAAGAAGATTTTTATGCAACAGTAAAATTTAAATCAGGAGAAGAGATTTTTTGCAAAATAGCTTCTACTGAAGAAGAGGATGAAACTCTTTTATTGGTTTCTAATCCTGTTATTGTAAGTGAGGTAAAAGGAAGAGTGGGTATAGTAGGTTACAAATTAGAACCTTGGTTAAAGACCACTACAGAAGATATGTTTTTAATTAATATTAAAGATGTTCTTACGATGTCAGAATCAAATGACGTTGAAATGATGACCATGCATCAACAATACATGAGAAAAAATACTGGAGACGGTAGTAGTAAATATAAATTAGATAGAAAATTAGGCTATATTTCTAATATTAATGATGCTAAAGATATTTTAGAGAAATTATATAAAAGTAAATAAGCTATTATTTTTCTGAACCTCCACAGAGTTATTCTACTTGGTTTTTGAAATTTGTCAAGTTTGTCACCTTGTCACCTTGCCATGATGCACTGAAAGTGTTATAATATCTACATAATAGTGATAAAGACTCATGATAATGAAACCAGGTATGGCTAAAAGAAAAAGGTCCGAACACTATGTCAATAATAAGGAATTCCTTGCTGCATTGATTAAATATCAAGAGGATATAGAAATAGCACGACTGCAAGACAAACCTAAACCAGTTATACCAAGGTACATAGGTGAGTGTTTCTTAAAGATAGCAAATCATTTATCATTTAAGCCTAACTTTGTTAATTACATGTTCAAGGAGGACATGATCTCTGATGGAATCGAAAATTGTGTGCAGTATATACATAACTTTAATCCTGAGAAATCTAAGAATCCTTTTGCATATTTTACACAGATTATACACTATGCATTTTTACGCAGAATCCAAAGAGAGAAACGTCAGTTAGAAATTAAAAATAAGATTATTGAAAAGTCTGGATATAATGAAGTATTTGATGATAGTAACAAGATTGACGGAGACAATTTTTCTGAGTATAATTCCATTAAGGATGCTGTACATGCTAAGCTACGTAACTGATGAAAGTTGCTATAATAACTGACCAGCACTTTGGGTGTCGTAAAAATTCAAAACTTTTTCATGATTATTTCCTAAAGTTTTATAATAATATTTTCTTTCCTACTCTTGAGAAAGAAGGTATTACCACTGTTATTAATATGGGTGATACCTTTGATAGTAGGAAGGGAATTGATTTTGCTGCATTGACATGGGCTAAAGATAATTATTTTGATAGACTAAAGGATATGGGCATTACTGTTCATACGGTTGTGGGCAATCATGACATATATTATAAGAATACGAATGATGTAAACGCAATAGATCTTTTATTGAGAGAGTATGATAATATTCCAATCTATGAAGAAACAACTCCTATAGAAGTAGGTGGTTTAAGTATTCTTCTTGTACCTTGGATTAATAAAGAGAATGAAGAAAAGAGCGTGGCAATGATTAAAAAGTCACAATCTCCTGTGTGTATGGGACATCTTGAATTAAATGGATTCAGAGCCACACCAGGTCATATGATGGAACATGGCATGGAGTGGGATATATTTAAGAAATTTAAAAAGACATTCTCTGGACATTATCATTGCAGATCTAATCAAGATAATATTTACTATCTTGGTAATCCTTATGAGATGTTCTGGAATGATGTGAATGATGAGAATAGAGGATTTCATTTGTTTGATACAGAAACTCTAGAACATACACCAGTCAATAACCCATATAGACTTCACCATGTGATTTATTATAATGACCATGATCATCAACTATTTGATGCAAGAGAATTGGAAAATAAAATAGTAAAAGTAGTTGTAAGGAAAAAGAGTAATCAAGTAAAATTTGAAAAATTTATTGATAAGTTGTATAATGCTAACGTGGCTGAATTGAAGGTAGTGGAGAATTTTATTCTTCATGATGTAGAAAATTTTGAAGCATTTGAATCAGAAAATACTTTATCCATCCTTAATAGGTATGTGGAAGAAGCACAGGTTGATTTAGATAAATCACGTATTCAAAAGATGATACAAGATGCTTATCAAGAAGCCTGTGAGTTGGTCTAATGTTTATTCTAACTGTTGAAGGAAAAGAAAAGGAGGGAGCCTATGCTGTAGAGGATGATGTTGGTGCTCAAATTCTTTATCTTTTTGAAGAAGAAGATGATGCTCTTAGATATGCTATGATGTTAGAGGACGTAGGATTTCCTCCCATGAATATCGTAGAGGTCGAAGAAGACTTAATGATCAAATCATGCACACTTAACGGTTATGAATATGCAGTCATAACAAAAAATGATATTATAGTTCCTCCTCAAAAACATGATTACGTTTGAAAAAATACGCTGGAAAAACTTTTTAAGTACTGGCAATCACTATAGTGAAATAGAATTAAATAATTATTCAACCACACTAATTGTTGGAACTAATGGTGCTGGTAAGAGCACAGTTTTGGATGCCCTTACCTTCAGTTTATTTGGTAAACCATTTCGTAAGATTAATAAAGCACAACTTATTAACGCTGCCAATGAAAAAGATTCCAGAGTAGAAGTAGAGTTTTCTATTGGTGATATTGATTGGAAGGTGATTAGAGCTATAAAACCTAATATATTTGAAATTTGGAAAGATGGTAATTGTCTAGATCAATTTGCTAATGCTAATGACCAGCAAAAATGGTTGGAACAAAATGTTCTTAAGATGAATTATAAGTCTTTTACACAGATTGTAATTTTAGGATCTACCAACTTCGTTCCTTTCATGCAGTTGACAGCCACTCATAGAAGGGAAGTGATTGAGGATCTATTGGATATTAAAATCTTTTCTTCAATGAATAATTTAATTAAAGATAAAATTAAATTAGTGAGAGATGAGATTAGAACATTAGATCTTAAAAAGGAGTCATTAAGCGATAAAGTTGAGATGCAAACTAATTGGATTAAAGAATTAGAATCGCAAAGTAAAGGAAGAATAGAAGAGAATCAAGAAAAAATTACTAATCTTTTTGCAGAGTCTGATGGTTATCTTTCTGAAAATGAGGCTTTTGAAAATGATGTCCATGACCTAACAAAAAAACAAGAGAAAGTAACAGGTGCTACAGAAAAATTACGTGAGTTAGGAAACCTTAAAGGAAAGATATCCAGTAGAGTAACAACGATTACCAAAGAGCATAAGTTCTTTACAAAAAATACGGTTTGTCCTACATGCACACAAACCATAGACGAAGACTTTAGAATAAATAAAATTAACGATGCTCAAACTAAAGCTAAGGAGTTGCAATCTGGTTATAAAGAACTAGAAGAGGCAATTAAAAAGGAAGAAGAGCGAGAGCATCACTTTACAACTTTATCTAAGGAGATTACTAACCTAACGCATGGCATTTCTAAAAACAATACTCGTATCTCTGGGTGTCAACGACAAATCAGAGATTTGGAATCGGAGATTCAAACACTTACCGAACGACTTGCAAATAGAAATACTGAGCATGAGAAATTAGAATCTTTTCAGAATAAGTTAGCAGAAACATATGAAGCATTAGCTTCAGAAAAAGAAACCATTCAATACCATAATTTTAATTATGGATTACTTAGGGATGGTGGAGTCAAGTCCAAAATCATAAAGAAGTATTTGCCACTGATCAATCAGCAGGTGAATAGGTATCTTCAGATGATGGACTTTTATATTAACTTCACATTGGATGAGGAGTTCAACGAGACTGTCCAGTCTCCCATCCATGACAATTTTTCTTATTCCTCCTTTAGTGAAGGGGAGAAGATGCGTATTGACTTAGCACTTCTCTTTACTTGGAGGGAGGTAGCACGGTTTAAAAATTCTGTCAATACCAATCTCCTGATCATGGATGAGGTGTTTGATTCCTCACTTGATGGGTTCGGAACGGAAGAATTTCTTAAGATTATTCGCTTTGTCATCAAAGATGCTAACATTTTTGTCATATCGCACAAGACAGGTATGGACGATAGGTTCGATAGTGTGTTAAAATTTGAGAAAGTAAAAGGATTCAGCAGGTTAGCCCCATGATCGGAATTGTTGGTAATGGTTTCGTTGGCAATGCAGTTTACCAGAACGTAAGAGATAAAGCACCAACCAAGGTTTATGACGTAGATCCAAATAGATCTTTCAATACTCTAGAAGAGGTTCTAGATCAGCAGTACATATTCATCTGCCTTCCTACTCCCATGAAAATGGATGGTAGTTGTGATCTATCCATCTTGGATAGTTTCTTTGCTGGTATTAAGCAAGAGGAGTATGTTGTTAAGGATACTGTCTTTATCATCAAGTCCACTGTTCCTATTGGAACTACTAAAGCATATGCTGAGAAGTATGAGTTTCTTACCATTGCTCATAACCCAGAGTTCCTCACTGCTAGGAATGCTGTGGTTGATTTTGCCAATGCAGAGAGAACTGTAATAGGTGGAAATCAATATGCTACACGAGATGCAGCTAATTTTTATTGGAGATATTTTCATGAAACTCCAGTTATTACAATGAGTTCTGATGAGAGTGAGGCAGTAAAGTATTTTTCTAATACCTTCTTGGCTTATAAGGTAGCATATTTCAATAAGATCTATGATATGTGTGAAAAGGTGGGTATGGATTATAAGAATGTGGTAGAGGGTGTGACTGCTGATAGTAGAATCGGCACATCACATACCAAAGTACCTGGTATAGATGGTGATAGGGGTTTTGGTGGAACTTGTTTTCCTAAGGATATTAATTCTTTGATTGTCCAATTGGAAAAAGAGGACATCAATGCTGATATGTTCAGGGAGATCTGGAAGTATAACCAAGACATCCGTACTGTTATTGATTGGACGGTAACATGAAACTAGAATTTTATGAAGGTAAGAAAGTATTAATTACAGGACATAAGGGTTTCATAGGTAGCCGATTATGGAGTTTTATTCAAGAATCTAATGGGTATGGTGAGTGGCAAAATGAAAGACTTGATCTTTATGGTTTGGATTTTCCTGATGACATAGGATTCTTTAAACCAAAAGAGAAGTATGATTATGTTATTCATCTTGCTGCCTTTGCTGCTCTTCGAGAAAGTTTTGAAGATCCTGATAGGTTTTGGGAAAATAATGTGGAAAAGTCTAAACCTATCTTTGATTACTGTGGAGAGAATGATATAAGGTTACTCTATGCCAGTTCTGCTGGTGCTCATGGGTGGTCTCAAAACCCTTATGCTATTACCAAGAAGGTAAATGAATTACAAGCACCACCTAATAGTGTGGGTATGAGATTCTTTAATGTATGGGCAGAGGAGGGAAGTAGACCTGATATGTTGTATAGGATGCTTCAAGAGAATACTGCCAAGTACATTACAAAACACTATAGGGACTATATTCATGTCTATGATGTGGTAACAGCCATATGCTTACTAATGGACTCTAATTTCAGAGGACATCTTGATGTGGGATATGGAGAAGCAATTCCTGTCATGGACATAGCAAAGGCAATGGGACGGGATCTGCCTATTAAAGAGGACACACCAGGCGAACCAGACAGTTTATGTGCTGACACAAGGGTGTTGCGTCAATTAGGATGGTATCCTACAATAAATATTATGGATCATCTTAAGAACAATGACCCCAAATTGGCAACATCATTCTAAGAAGGAGAAGAAACGTACTCTCAAACCACAGGCTCTCCGTGCTGCAAGGAAAAGGCGTGGACAGTTGATAAAGCGTCTACAGACCGCCCCAAAAAGGCGGTTTTCTATTATGATAGGTACATCAAACGAAAAGACACATGGCAGTTCAACAAGCAATCAAATCACAACTTGCCAAACTACTTGCTACGGAGGACATCGTAGTAGAGCATAAGCAATGTGAGACTGCACAGTTCAATGTTGAGACTCGTGTATTGACTCTTCCTCTTTGGGAGAGGGCTAGTAATGATGTATATGATATGTTGGTTGGTCATGAGGTAGCACACGCACTCTTTACACCCAATGAGTGGGGATGGGAAGATAGGATTCCTCTTCAGTTTGTAAATGTATGCGAAGATGCTCGTATTGAGAAATTGATGAAGAGGAGATATCTTGGTATTGCCAAATCTTTCTATAGGGGTTATAGTGAACTACATGATAAAGATTTCTTTGAAGTAGAAGATGCAGATCTTAGCACTTTTAATCTTGCTGATCGGGCTAATCTATATTTTAAGATTGGTTCGTTCCTTGACATACCTTTTTCAGATGTTGAAAAGGAGATTATCACTCTAATACAAAATGCCGAAACGTTTACTGAAACCCTCGCAGCAGCAGAAACGCTATATAATTTCTGCAAGCAAGAGACCCAACAAAAAAACTCTAAACCTCAAGAGGGTATGGAGGAAGATATGGTCAATGAACAGTCTACAGGTAATAGTTCAGGCACTGGGACTTCTGACTCTGATAGCACTGACAATCTTGGTTCTTCCGTTTCTGACTCTGATAGCAATGCTGATGTGGAAGGTGGGGGTAGTAGTTTTAATACTGGTTCTGGGCATGGCGATAGCGATGATGAGCCCACTGTAGAGACTGCTGAATCATTAGCAGGTTCTATTATGGATCTTATCAATCACAATGGAATTGAGAATACTTATGTAGAAATTCCTGATGTAAATATTGAAAATGTTATTGCTTCTAATAAAGAAGTGCATGAGGATATTGATTTCCATTTTGCACAGGAGAAAGTTCATTACAAGGAGCGTTACGAGCAATATGGTCACTTACCTGAAGATATGTTCGCAAATGTAGATGCTGACTATAAGAAATTTAAGAACGAGGCAAAGAAAGAAGTTTCATATCTTGTAAAAGAGTTTGAATGTAAGAAAGCGGCTGATGCTTATGCTCGTGCTGCCACCAGTAAGACAGGAGTTCTTTCCACTGAAAAACTATACACATATAAGTTTAATGAAGATCTATTCAAGAAGGTAAGTATTCTTCCTGATGGTAAGAATCATGGTCTTATATTCATTCTTGATTGGAGTGGTTCCATGGCTCATGTCATGCAGGATACTCTTAAGCAACTTTACAATCTAATGTGGTTTTGCCGTAAAGTTTCTATTCCTTTTGAGGTCTATGCTTTTAGTCAAGAATGGAAGAGGGGGAAAATGGATTATGAAACAGGACAATGGGCCCATCAAGATTCAGAACCTCTTTATGAGGAGAAGGAGTATCTCTTGAGGATGGATAATGACTTTGCTTTGATGAATTTGTTCACAAGTAAAGTAAATACAAAAACTGCCGAGCATCAAATGCTAAACATCTGGAGGGTCGCTGCTTCCTTTAGTAGGGATATAAGATGTTTCTATCGTTATCCCCATAGGTTATGTTTATCAGGAACACCATTAAATGAGAGTCTAATATGTTTACATAAGATTCTTCCTCAGTTCCAAAAGGAGAATAAGTTACAAAAAGTTCAGTGTATTGTATTGACTGATGGAGAGGCATCTCAACTTCCATATCACAAGGAAGTAGACCGTCGTTGGGAAGATGAACCTTATATGGGATCAAGAAATGTAAGTCCTAATCAT